TCTCCTATCATGTGTTATACTCTATATAGAGGTTAGCCAATAACCTACTACAAAAAAGGAGTTGAATTTCATGTCAACTATCAAACGTACTGTAACAACATCAACGATCAATTGCGCACAACTCGATTCAAACTTGCAACCAATTCAAGCAGAACCACTCGTCCTCATCGGTGACTTCTCAGACCGTGACAAGGCACAAAAAGCACTCAACAAAAAAGCACTCGGTTTCGTCGTTACATCAGTAGACATCGAAGAAACAGTCTACGCACTCGATCTCGAAGTATTCATGGAACACGCTACAATCGTTGAACCTTCTGTCAAAGAAGAATCAGAAGAACAACCATCTGCTTAATCAAAATTTAAACTTATTTATCTACATTGTGTTTCGGCACTGTGAACCTTAACACAACAAAACTATTATCAGCAAAGTGCAAATTTCTGATAACCCAACCAACAACCCAATAACACAATAACCCAAAATAACTCATAGAATGGACGGATCACACAATGAAAAACGAACTTGTAAACCCAACAACAGGCGAAATCACTACAAAGGCACATGAATTTGTTTCGGCAGACGGACGTTTTCTTGTCTCAGTGGACGCACAAGGGAAACACACACGTAAAATGATTTATAAAGATTTTTCAAGCGTTGTACCGGAAACACGGGAACAAACAATTGCAATGTTTAAACTTCTTAACGAAGAAGGTCAAGCAACTCAAATGAAAGAAGCAGTAGGCGAAGAAATCGTTCTCCGTGATGTCATTTTTGCTCCATATGACCGCATGACAGAAGACGGAAAAGAAGAGTACGGTGTTGTTACGTACCTAATCGGACAGGACAACCAAGCGTTTGTAACTTCTTCTAAATCAGTTTACAATACACTGGAGAACCTATTCAAAGTTCTCGGAAAACCTTCTTATTCTGCCGAAAATGCCCCAACGGTTAAAATTATCACGCAAGCAGGTCAAGTAAAAGGACGCACCATCATCAACCTTTCACTAGTCGGATAAATTTCATAAACACGTTTACGACGGTGTAAACAACTCAAACGGTTATCATGGTGTAACCCACTCGCTACAATTCTAAACGATCTCACATGAGGTCGTTTTTTCATGCTAACAAGCACCAAAATATCCCATCGGAGGTTGTTCATTTGGCTAAATTTAGACCGTCAAAAAAAGACAAATTAAAATTCCAAAATTTAAAACAACGTGCAAACCGCAAACTAAAATCTACTAAACAACAGGGTATTGACTTTTCTGCAGAAATTAACGTCCCTAAATCACTATCTGACATCACATCTCGAAAAGAATATAACGCTTTTGTCGAACGTGCGGAATTCTTTTTAATTCGAAACAACTCACATTATAAAGTCGTTTCTAATAAATTTGGTGTCAAATCTACTGTTAAAAAACTAGCAGAAGAAAAAGTTCGAACCAAAATCGCCCAACGTCGTGCGGACGATCAAATTAAAAACATTGTGGATAAACCTGTTTTTGACAGTGGAAAACAACAACCTTTTACCGTCGGCCAACAAATGATGCAGATGGGGAAACCATCTGTAGGCGGAATCGTTCGCCCCATGGATTTTGAATTTGAAAATTATCAAACACAAAAAGGGTTAGAAGATCGAATGAAGTCAACTGAAACTCGTTCCGCACCCGACTATTACGATAAACGCAAAGAAAAAATGAAAGACAATTTCATTTACGTTTTAAATGAAGCTTATAATTCAGACGGTCAAGAACTCATTAAAAAAATCCGTGAAATGAGTGACGATGATTTTTTTATGATTTACACCCGAACAGAAGAATTCAATTTTGAAGTGTATTATGCCAACACCGACAACGCAATCAGTGCTCCGGAATCGAACTCACTTGACAAAATGTTATCATTCGTCGAAGCATTTAACGATGGTGTGTATGACAAGGATTTTAAAAAATTTTAATTCGAAGGAGTGAATCAACATGACAAAGGTACGTTCTAAATATTCATGTGATTTTGAAACGACAACAGATGAAAACGATTGTCGGGTGTGGGCATGGGCATACATGGAAATTGGTGATCTTGATAATTATATGATTGGAACAACGATTGACGAATTTATGAATTGGTGCAACCAAGTGCGAGCCGATTTGTATTTCCACAATATGCGGTTTGACGGCGAATTCATTGTGAATTGGTTACTACATAACGGTTTCACGTATTCAGATGAACCGTTACCGAACACGTTTAAAACAATCATTTCATCCATGGGGCAATGGTATAAAATCGATATCGTGTATGCGAAAACGGAAAAATATATTTCAAAAACAACGATTTATGACTCATTGAAAAAACTTCCGTTCCCTGTCAAACGAATTGCAAAAGCGTTCAACCTTCCGATTCTAAAAGGCGACATTGATTATCATAAACCCCGTCCAATTGGTTATCGTCCGGATAAAGAAGAACGGGCATACATTAAAAACGATGTGGAAATCATCGCCCGAGCGTTACAATTTCAGTTTGATGACGGGTTAACCAAGATGACAACCGGATCGGATAGTTTACACGGTTATAAGTTATCAGTCGGTTCAAAACCATTTAAAAATATGTTTCCTGTTCTTTCCTTGGAACTCGATGCCGAAATCAGACAGGCGTATAAAGGAGGGTTTACATGGTTAAATGAACGATTTCGCAAATAAAGACATCGGAGACGGTATTGTATTTGATGTGAACAGTCTGTACCCTGCTCAAATGCGTCACCGTTTACTTCCTTATGGTCACCCTGTTTATTTCGACGGACAATATGAATTTGAAGAAAAATACCCGTTACACATTCAAAAAATTACGTGCCGTTTTGAATTGAACGAGGGTTATATCCCAACTATTCAAATTAAAAAGAATATGTTGTTCCGTCAAAATGAATATTTGAAATCATCTCGAAATGAAGAAGTGGAACTGTGTTTAACGAATGTCGATTTGGAAATGTTTTTCGAACACTATACGGTGACTGACGTTGAATATCACGGAGGGTGGAAATTCAAAGCTCAAACCGGAATGTTTAATGACTTCATTGATAAGTGGATGAAAGTAAAGAAAAAAGAAACAGGTGCAAAAAAAGAATCGGCTAAACTCATGTTAAACAGTCTATACGGCAAGTTTGCGAGTAACCCCGATGTAACAGGTAAGATTCCCTATTTACGAGAAGACGGGTCAACCGGATTACGAATGATGCAAGAAAAAGAATTTAAAGATCCTGTTTATACCCCGATGGGAACGTTTATCACGTCGTGGGCAAGACATACCTGTATCAGTTCGGCACAACTGTGTTTTGACCGGATTATCTATTGTGATACAGACAGTATTCATTTAACAGGACTCGACACACCGGATGCGATCAAAGAATTGGTCGATCCTGATGAACTGGGTTATTGGAAATATGAAGGAGCGTTCAAGAAAGCAAAATACCTTCGACAGAAAACGTATTACCATGTGTACTATGCGAAAATGGACGGCGACAAAAAGAAACAGTGTGATCCAAACGAAGCGACGACAACCATTCATGCGGTCAAGTGTGCAGGTATGCCGGATAAGGTAAAGGAAAATGTCACGTATGAGACGTTTAAGATCGGCTTTAGTTCCTATGGTAAGTTGTTACCAAAACATGTCAAAGGCGGTGTCGTGTTAGTTGATACAGCTTTTTCCATCACATAAGGAGGTTTTAGTATGAAACAAACAGGTTTTATTGATAACTACAACATGACATGGATTTTACAAGATCACGACACGAAAAAGAAACACCGTGAGGATTACGAAAACATTTCGCTTTCTGATTTTGAAACCATTTACGGAAACAACGTGTACCACATTGTCGAAATCGAATTAAAACATATTCCTTTGACATCCGATTCGAAACAGACTATACTAGGCCTATAAGGCGTACAAGTTAAGTATAAGCGTCACCGCATACGGGTATACTCACGTTGATTCGTGCCGTTCGGAATGTGTCTTAGTAACCACCGTTGATACACGTTGTTCGTCCTTATACTTCCGATCCACCTCATGACTCAAAAGTCACATATGAGGTGGATTATTTATGTATTAAAATAAATGTGGTATACTTGAAAGTTACGTGCTATACTTTACTAGTAGGTACAAAGACCCATGAAAGGAAGTGTAAGGATGGATAAGGAACGGAGAAACGAAATTTTGTCAAAACTAAATAATCCGGAAACAACTCAAGCCGATAAAACGGAACTACTTGACGAATTACGGAACGCCACCAATGCAATGTATCACCAACAAACGGAATACGAAAAACAAGTCAACGAATTAAAATCTAACAATGATGACTTAACACAAGCAAACGGAAAACTTTTTCTAAAACTTAACACGATTGAAGACACCCAAGAAGAACAAGAAAAAGGGAAACCTGTTAAACCATTATCCGAATTACTAGCCGGAAAAGAAATTAAATATTAATCGAAAAGAGGGTACACATATGGCACGTATTAAAATTCAAGATGTACGAGAACAGCTTGGGGTTAACACAACTTATGATTTAGCAAAAGCAATTTTGGATGATTCCAGTTTTAAAGATTACGGGTATCTCGCAAGTGCAGATGATCTTGTTTCATTTGGGGATGCTATGCAAATGAACAAAACGTTACAAAATGAATTTATAAACGCATTGATTGAACGAATCGGATTAGTGATTGTTCGTTCGACATTGCTTGAAAACCCATTAAAATTTATGAAAAAGGGTACACTGGGTCTTGGTCGTTCTATCGAAGAAATTTTCACCGACATTACAGTAGCTCAAAAATATGATCCAGAAGATGCGGAACAATCGGTATTCCGTCGTGCGATCCCTAACGTCAAAGTTCTTTTCCATGAAATGAATCGTCAAGATATTTATACGGTAACAGTTCAAGAAGACTCATTAAAAACCGCTTTTACCACTTGGGATAAAGTTGATTCTTTCATTACATCTATTTTGAACACCCTTTATAATAGTGCCGAATTCGACGAATATAAATACATGATGATGTTAATCGAAAATTATTTTGCTAAATCTCACTTTAAAGTGGTTCAATCACCTGTTATTGATTCCCCAACCGCCGGAAAAGAGTTTACTAAACTCGTTCGTGAACATGGAACATTAATGACAATGCCACAAGGAACTCGCGACTATAACGCGCTTGCTGTTCACACTCGTTCGGATGCAGATGAATTGTATCTTATCATCACAGCAAAAGCAAAAGCGTCGTTAGATGTGGACGTGTTGGCAAGTGCCTTTAACTTAAACCCTGCTCAAACCATTGGTAAAACAGTCGTCGTTGATAAGTTCGCTTCACCGAATTTACAGGCGGTTTTAGTGGATGAAAGTTTCTTCATGGTCTATGACAAGAACCAACAAATGACAAACCAATATAATGGTAAAGGATTGTACACCAATTACTTCTATCACATTTGGCAAGTTCAAAGCACATCACGTTTCGCCAATGCGATTGCTTTTGTTTCGGGTGCGGTTAATCCTGTTACTGATGTAATTATTGATCCGGCTATTCATGCATTGAAACCGGGGCGTGAACAATTGTTTAAAGTATATGTTCGACAAACAGACACAAATTCTTATACTCCTGTTTGGACGGTAACAGGATTAAACGGAACGGTTGTTGATGCCGGAACAACAATCAGTGACAAAGGTCTTTTGAAAGTCTCTGCGACTCAAATGGGCGAATTATTGGTTAAAGCAACGGTCTCGTATGGAACAGGCGAAGACGTCACCAATGTTGTCGGAGAATCTATTGTCAGTATTATTCAATAAACAGAAAAGGGGTTGCTAACATGGCAACGTTACCAACTTCAGGAACGGACATCCGGTTTATATCGGGTGTCCCGTTTTCTATCAGTTATGATAAAACACGTTGGTTTGAAACACACGATGCGCAAGAAGCGTATTTTCTAGCAAAACCGGAAGTTTATCGAATGACAAACGCAAACTTTCAACGAACGGAAAATAGTGAATACATTTCGGTTTCCAAACCGATTGAACAATTGTATGATGCAAATTATGTGATGTTTAAAAATGCTTCACATGGTAACAAATGGTTTTATGGATTTGTAACACATCTTGAATATAAAAACAGAACGTGCACCTACGTTCACATTCGGTTAGACGTCTTGCAAACATGGATGTTCCGACTCAATTTTAAACCTTCTTTTATCGTTCGGGAACATTGTAAATTGTGGAACGAAGACGGTTCACCCGTCGTGAATACGGTAGACGAAGGGTTAAATTATGGATTGGAATATGACATTGTTGAAGCGGAACGTTTTCGCCCGTTTGGCATGATTCAATTTATGGTTGTGGTGTGTAAGACTCCAATGGATGATGATGCAATAGAAAATGTGTTAAGACCACAATATATTGGATCACCACAAACGTTAACCATGTATGTCATTCCATTTGATATAAGAAAAAAACCTGTTTCGATTTATGAAGAAGGAACAACCACCTATACAGGGATGCAAGACCCTATCGAAGCGTTACAACGGTTCTATAAAAATGATGATGCGGTCAATAATATTGTTTCGATTTACATTACTCCAAACGTCGGACGTAATTTTAAATTTGTTGATCCAAACCCTACCGTAGCAAGTGCACCGTCTTATTTAGAATATACATCATTTCCTTTTAAAGTGGTTAAAATCGGAGACACATCGGATGCTGTTTATGCGATGCGTGTCGAAAATCAACTTGTTTTTCAAACGAACCGACAACGGGTAATGGACGATAAGTACAGTGGTTTCCGCACTGTCAAAGAATCAAAATTACTCATGTACCCGTATACGAACTTAGTAGTGGACGATTTTAAAGGAAATCGAAACGCTTATAAATTAGAATACATTCTTGACCCGTTTATTTCCGCACTTAGTAAAGGTTCTATTGGGTTAAATAATTATCATTCGATTACGATTGATGGTTATAATTCAGATGAAATGTCGGTTGATCCGATTACAGAATTTACATCAAATGACCATGCGATTATTGACAACCAACCGAATGACGTTTCTGTTATCAACGATTATCTCTCTGCTTTTATCCAAGGGAATCGAAATCAGTTAGAAAACCAAACGGATGCGATTCAATTTAATGGAATTATGAACGGTGCAAGAAATGTGGCGAACATTGTAACCCCAACTAATCCACTAGACATGATTAGTGATAAAGTCAATGCCGGATTTGACTTGGTACAAGGTGCAGGAAATATGGTTTTAGAAATTCAAGGGATGGAAGCACGGCAAGCCGATATTGCAAATGTTCCGCCGTCCATTGGTAAGATGGGTTCAAACACCGCCTACAATGCAGGGAATAATTACGGTTGTTTTTACTTCATTAAAAAACAGATCAAACCGGAATACATCCGAAAATTAACCGATTTCTTTAATGCGTTCGGTTACAAGGTCAATGAAATTAAAATGCCAAACTTGCATACCCGTCGTTATTGGAACTACGTACAAACCAAGGGAATCAATATTCAAGCCGATATGAACTTTGCCGATCTGCACGAAATCAAACAGATTTTTGATAACGGCATTACATTGTGGCATACCAACGATATTGGAAATTACGACTTAGAAAATGAGGTGTTATAAATGTTTATTGATACGGACGCCCCTTCCTATAAGTCCTTAAAGGAACTCACAAAAAATTATGATGCGATGTGGTATAACCATTATGTTGGGTATTTATCAAAACTTATTTACCAGTTGTTTGAATGGGAAAATCTACCCGACACCGTTGATCCTCGTTATTTAGAAATGACACTTCACAACAGCGGTCAACTTGCTTTTCACAAAGATAAAAACGTCGGTTATATTGTTTTAAAGGGAACACAAGCCGGAAAGTTAAATCATTATGGGGTGATGGATCGTTTTCAAGCGGTTACGGTTGGGAATTTTAATGAAATCACTCGACAGTTTTACATTTATCATTATCTTGGTCAAAATGAAAACAAGATTAATCCGGACAAACGGGATTATGGGGTACTCATTCAAAACAACGATTTAGCAACTCCAACCATGAACGCCGTTCGTTTGTTTGCGATTGAACTGGCAGAACTCAAAGCGACGATCCGAACCAATGTGTTGGCACAGAAAACACCCTACATTATCACAGGAAACGATTTGAATATGTTGACGATGAAAAACATTTATTCACAAGTCGAAGCAAACAGCCCGGCCATCTTTACTGATAAAACGGTGGACTTAGAAACGTTCAATGTGCATTTAACCCCTGCTCCGTTTGTGGCGGACAAATTGAACACCCAACGAAATGCGGTATGGAATGAATTTATGACTTTTATCGGTATCAACAACGCTAACTTGGAAAAGAAGGAACGTATGCTTGAAGAAGAAGTAACAAGTAATAACGAACAAATGACCGCAAGCGAAAATATCATGTTAAAATCACGGCTAGAAGCGTGTGAACGCATCAACTGGTTATATGATTTGAATGTAAAGGTCAAAATGCGTACCGATGTGTTAGAGGAATTAATGAAAGCGGGTGACGATTATGGCAAGCTTCACGATGCCTCTTCGAGTTCTGATTGAAGGGTACACACAAAACGAAACAAGTCTTAATGCAAGACAACGGATTGAAAAAGCTCGAGAAAAATTATTTGATTTTGATTACCCGTTCTTTGATGAAGGATTACGGAAAGATTTTGAAACACATTTCATCCGTCGGTTTTATATGCGAGAAATTGGTTTTGAAACAGAGGGATTGTTTAAGTTTCAACTAGAAACATGGTTGCAAATTGAAATGCCTTATTTCAATAAATTATTGGAATCGGAAACATTGTCTTTTAATCCGCTTGAAAACGTCAATTTTAAAATCACGTCTAACTTAAAAAACCAAAAAGACCAAAATGATGTGATTGATAAAATCAACGACGAAACGGAACAACAAAATGAAGTCGGTACATTTGATTCTACGTCGAACCAAACGACACACGATGAAGGAACGTCATCGAATACACGGGTTTCAAATCGTGACGAATTAACGAACGTAGATACCGATAAGACAGAAGACACGACACAAAACAATACGGTTAACACCACAACGAATACCGATACCGATTCAACAGACAATAACTTTAATCGGTTGTTACGTGCGGAAACAGGTGACGAACGTCTTGCCATTACAACAGATGACGGAAATGGGGTTATTGAATATGCTTCTAACATCGAAGAAAACAAAACCAAAAACGTCGGAAATGAAACCAAAAACGAAACCTCGGAAACAACGCAAGCGCAAACCTCGGACGTTACGAGTAATGAGAAGACCAACGCAACGACTGCAACAGATGAAACGGTAACGGATAACGGGGCAACCACCAACGATGCAACGAACAACTTGACACGTAATGATGACGAAACGAAACAAAAAGATGTGACCAAAAATCGTGTCGGGAATGAAAAGTTAGCAAGTGTCATTGAAACACTCGAAGACATTGTGCGAGAAGAAAAAGGAAAAAACGGAACAGTCTCATACAGCAAAATGTTAACCGAATACCGATCCACGTTCATGCGTATTGAAAAAGATATTTTTGAAGAAATGTCCGTTCTGTTTATGGGAACGTATTAAAAGGAGTGATAATAATGGCAAAACCTGTAATCAATTCGTTCGAAGCGTTAGCACCTATTATTATTCAACGTTATGAAAGTTATTTACCGACGGCTTTTGATGAAAGTATGACGTTAGTTGAAAAAATGAATAAAATTATCCAATATCTCAACAGCATGGGATTACTGGTTAATTCGGTGGTCGAACAATGGAATGAAGTAATGGAATGGGTAATGAATGACGGTTTAAATGAAGCGGTTGCGGATAAATTAAATGAATGGTTAAACGATGGAACAATCAACAATATTATCAACGAACAAATTTTTGGAGAATTAAATCAAAAAGTGGATAATTTGTTGATTAACTTAAATCAACGGGCTGTTCGGATGACAGATTATTATGACGCAAACATTGATACTGTAAATGAGGCGATGATTGAATTTTTAAAAACACAATATAAAACGGTATATATCCCATATGGTACACATAACGTATTAGATACAAGTCGCTTCATCGGAAAAAATGTGTCGGTAATTGGTGACGGTCAAACCAAACTAAAAACAATGCAAGATGGTTTACGAACGATGATGTTGATCGAAGACGCTTCCAATTTCATTGTTTCAGGTATTCAATTTGACAACAATTTAAAAGGTCGTAACGCACTGGAATTAAACAATTGTTATGATTTCATTATTGAAAAATGTTCCTTCACTGGTTACACGGCTGATTTTTCAGTACATCCAACGGATTCGGCAATTCTTATCAAAAATTCAAAACGTGGACGTATTTCAAAAAACACGTTCAAAGATTGGGGTTACCAATACGGAACAGCAACAAGCACGTTGAACCGTTGTATCACATTAAACGATCTGAACACGGATGACATGATTATTTCCGAAAACATTATGGAACGGGTTAACCAAGGAATCATTGTTGCAGGTGGAAAAAACAACATGATTAACAATAACAAAATGGAAGACGTTAAAGATAATTGTGTGTATGTGTTAGCAGGTGTCAAAGGGATTCAAATTAATAACAACACGTTCCGCAACCGAAACGATGAATGTATTGTATTTGCAGGGGAAAACATTCAGATCAACAACAATAAAATTTATGACACGCCAAACAAGGCGCTTGCGGTTAACGGCGACTGTAAAAATGTTCAAATTGTCGGAAATACGATTGATAACAGTGATGTCACAACAGGGCAATTGTTCATGTATCGTGAATCGAATTACACCGTTGAAAACCTAATCATTACCGATAATATTTTCCGAACGCCTGATATTTCAGGATATACCCGACAATTCGAGTTCTTTAATTTCGGGAATGTAAAAAATCTCAAATTTGAAAACAATTTAATCGACGTGAAAACGCAAGAATACGAACGCATTATGTTCTTTACAGGTGGCACACCTGCTACTGGATCAATTAAAAATAATTTCATTCAAGGATCGTTTGATAATACAGTTGCAATAGATGTGACCGTTGATTCGCCTAACTTAGTGTTTGATTCAAACGAATTAATTAAATGTCGGGGAAAATACGGAAACTATACGGTACGAAACCAACTATTACAAACGAACGTCGGCCCGTATGTGCTTGGTCTTCCAAAAACAAACGTGTATTATTCTTCCGCATTACCAACCGCAGGGAAATTCATGATGGGTGACGTTATCCATTATACCGGAACAGATTACAACATTTTATTGTGGCGTCGTGCGGTTACTGGAACAGGTCACGTTCTCGGTACAGATTGGATTGAAATTCGTCGTTATGTTCCGGTTTAAAGGAGAATTAAAATGACCTACTCAAAAAATGGTTTTTTAACACGTCCGCAAATGAAAGTCAATGCACAGTACATTCTTAATTATTTAACGGGTAAGGGATGGACGAAAGAAGCGGTCTGTGGGATGCTCGGGAATATGGAAACAGAATCAACGATCAACCCAGGCATTTGGCAATCGTTGCAAGAAGGAAATATGAGCGGTGGGTATGGTTTGGTACAGTGGACACCTGCTACAAAATATATCAACTGGGCAAAAGCGAATAATTTGAATTACAAAAACATTGATTCCCAATTGAAACGAATTGAATACGAAGTTCGTAACAACATTCAATGGATCAACATTAATTCCGGTATGACATTCAAACAGTTTACACAATCAACGGAAAGCCCCTATCAATTGGGGCTTTACTTCCTATCCGATTACGAAAGACCTGCTGAATCGAACCAACCAATTCGGGGCGAACAGGCACAAGCATGGTTTGATGAACTCGATGGAGAAGGTGGCGGTTCGTCCGGTGGTTTACAACTCGCTAAATTTCCACTGGACATCATCAATATTACACAAGGTGAAAACGGAAGTTATTCACACGTCAACACCTTATGCATGGATTTTGTGGGGACAACGGCGAAATATCCGTATTATGCCCCATTTGATTGTGAGTGTATTCATACCCAACCCAGTTCGGCCATTATCGTATGGAAAAGTAACGGAAAAGTCATGTGTGTGGACAATATAGAACGTGACATTGTGTTTACCTGTTTTCACGAAGAACCGTTAAGTCACGGTGTCGGAGACAAATTAAAAAAAGGTCAATTGCTCGGACGGACGGGTATTGGCGGAATGGTGACAGGCGATCACCTGCATTTAAATGTTATTGAAGGAACAGAATATAATGGACTTGTGTTAAAGGGTGCAAACAGTTATGCTTTAGTTGGCACAGAATTACACATTTTTGATGTATTTGACACAACAGGGGTAAATATTGTTAACGGCATGGGGTACGACTGGAAGACGTCAGATTATGTTGACGGTGAAACGGGTACGGGTAATAATGACGGTAGCAAGAAAAACGATTTGTATGTCTTGTTGCTGTCAAATGCGATAAAAGGGTGGTGAACATATGACGTTATATGGAGGGATGGACATGATTAATTGGTTGAACATTTGGTTGACAGAAGATAACACGAAATTACTTTATATCCTGACGGCGATTTTAGTGGCGAGCATTATTGATTTTATGTTCGGGATTATTAACGCTAAATTTAATGAAAGAGTTCCGTTTAGTAGCCGAAAAGCGAAAAATGGTTTGTTCATTAAAATTGGATACTTCATTGTGTTAGTTTACTTGATTCCAATTGCCTTGTTATTACCGGACAGGATCGGGATTAGTGCCTTGTATGTGTTATACACAAGTTATTTAGTAATTGAAATCAATTCGGTATTAGCGCATTTAAGACTGACAGAGGATGACAAAAAGACAGATTTATTCATTGATTTTATTAACCGCATTTTTGCGAAAAAGGGGAAATGACACATGGCACTCTCACTCGATTGGTTATTAGAAAAGGCAAATAAGAAATTAAATGTAAAAGGTATGGATCAAGATGTCGTTGCAATCACACGAAAAGTCATTGTTGAAATGCACAAAATAGGGGTATTGGTTGGCGTGTCCGGAGCGTATCGAAGTTTTGCTGAACAAGATGCGATTTATGCACAAGGACGCACAAAAGCAGGGGAAATCGTCAGTAATGCAAAGGGTGGACAATCTAACCATAATTTTGGGGTGGCGGTTGATCTGTTCCAATATTCAAAAGATGGATCAGAAGCAATTTTCGAAAGCGATGCGAATTTTGGTAAGATTGTTAAAACAATGAAAAAGTATGGTATGGAATGGGGTGGCGATTGGCAAGGGTTCAAAGATACACCCCATTTTCAATTATATGATGCGGTACGTGGTCAAAAGAAACCGACGAAACAAACGGAATCAAAACCGACGACTTCAAACGGTAATCATACTATTGTTTCCGGTGACACACTTTCCGGAATTGGAAAACAATATAGTGTAACCGTGAAACAGCTTCAAAAATGGAACAAGTTAACGGGAACAAAAATTATAAAAGGAAATAAGTTAATTATAAAAGAACCAAAACAAGATGATGATTACACGGTTAAAAGTGGCGATACGTTAGAAACGATAGCAAGGAAATACAAAACGACAGTTGATAAGTTAATGAAACTCAATCCATCCATCAAAAATAAAAATCAAATTTTTGTTAAACAAAAAATACGAGTGAAATAATGAGGTGACATAAATGGATACATCTTTATACTATTCTCCGGATCAACTACTCACGTATAACCGGACGTTGAATTTTACCGTAGGTGCTCGGGGTATCGGAAAAACGTTTTCTTGGAAAAGACGTTCCGTCAAAAAGTTCATCGAACATGGACATATGTTTGTCTATGTTCGACGCTATAAAACAGAATTAAAAAAGATTGGAACGTTCTTTGATGACATACGGGAACATTTTCCGGATCATACGTTTGTTGTAAAAGGGTGGAAATTTTTCATTGATGGGAAATTATGCGGATATGCAATACCGTTGTCCACCTATCAAAATGAAAAATCGGCTTCTTATCCGGATGTTAAAACCATCTTTTTCGACGAATTTATACGTGAAGCAACGGGCGGGGTTGGGTATTTAAAAGATGAAGTCAATTCATTTATGAACCTATGTGATACGATTATTCGAACAAGAAGTGATGTAAAGATTATATGTTTATCCAATGCGGTAACCGTTATTAATCCCTATTTTGTTTACTTTAAATTATATCCGGACACGACAAAACGGTTTAACAAGTTTGAAAACATTATGATTGAAATCCCCGATTCGGTTGATTTTTCAGAAGAACGTAAAAAAACACCGTTTGGACGTTTGATTAGCGATACGGAATACGCAGATATGTCACTTGACAATAAGTTTACAAAAGACAGTGACGTGTTTATTACGAAAAGACCGCCACACGCTCGGTTTAAATTCAGTGTTGTATATAAAGGGCGAACCATGGGAATATGGTACGATCCGGTAGAAGATGTATTGCATTTGTCAGAAGCACATGACCCGAATACCAAGTCGATCTATATATTGTCAAAAGACGATATGAAGGAAAACATGACCTTAACGATGAATTGGAAAACGACTTATCATCTACGCAAAATGGTCAATGCGTTTACCATGGGATTATTACGGTTTGATAATCAATTGGTACGAACGGAAGGGTACGATATGTTTAAAAAGATGAATATTTTTAATTAAGAAAACCCCTACCGGAAACGGTGGGGTTATTTTGGTTGTGACGGGTATTCAATTGATATGAGAAGGAGGGCGATAACCCAACACCATAATATTACCATGGTCGAACCGTGAATTCTTTTTGATGAAGTTTCTTTATTTCCCGTTCTTTTTCCGTTAAAGCGATACGGATTTGATCACGTCCTCGGAATTCGTTTTGTTCATCCAAACGTTTTAATGCGGTTTTTAATTCAAGTGTTTCAATGTTCAACTCGTTAATTTTAGAAAAAATGTTCCATCCGTTGTAAGGTGCGTCTAGCCGATCTGTGTAAGCCGTATCACTTAATTCCTTTAAAATTTTACGGTGTTCTCGTATAGCTTCATCTCTCATTTTAAGAACCGTCGGTAAACCTTCTAATAGATGTTTTGTTGCGGTGTGTTCATCAATCGCAACAAGATTGAATTTAATTTCCTCGTAAATGGATTTTCCTGTTTTTACGTTAAAGTTTGTCATTGGTTATTATCTCCTTTGAATGAATTCGTGGTGGTGGCAAGACCAAATAAGAAACCGATTGGAAAAACAATTGAAATGGTAGCTAGAAATTCAAGACTTGTCATGTTTGATTTTCTCCTTTACCTGTTTAAGTTCACGACGACAATTAATCAATTTGTATGCGTACGCTGTATATTCTTTTGAACCCACCGTCAAACGTTTCATAATACGTGTTAAATGATCCTCTTGATGTTCCAAGTTCATGAGTTGAATATCTAAATCAGTCATTTTGTCACCCCTTAAACAATTTTTTCATATTTTCTTGTTTCCACACGTATCTTTGATTCTCAATAAATTTAACCGCCTGTTCATCTGTTTGGAAAAAACGAGTAGAAGCGTCTTCAATGATGTCTGACGAAATACGAATATTTGAACGATCAAATAAATCGAGTGCACGCTCTAATTCCGGTTGTAACGATTGTGCTTTTAATTGATTGAGTTGGTGTTGTTTTTCTTCTACTTGACGTTCCAAGTCAGACAATAAATTTTGTTGGTAAACCATCGAACGTTCTAAACTAACGGACGTGATGTTGCGGAGGTTCATTTTATTTTCTTCACTCCATTCGATACGATTTACAATGAACATAATAGTTAAGGCAAGAAGAACAAAGAATAAAATCATAATCCCGATAATGAAGAAGATTGAATTTTCCTGTAAAATTTGATAAAGTGTCATGTTTATACCCCTTTCAAAGTGGTCATATATTTGAAGATCGACAGTAAAATTTCGTATTCGTTTTCAAGACGTTTGATGGAATCATCCATTTGTTTCTGTTGATGAATGTATAACAAACATGATTTAAATTCATGTGCATCTCGGATTTCTTTTTCGATTCGTACCATACGAGCATTTAAATGATTGACCGTCATCGTGAAATCAGATAAGGTTGTTGTCATTGTTTACCCCGATTCTGAAAAGCGATCCGCACCCGTTCGATCCGTTCCTTTTCTGCTTGATCGTTAGCGTGTACCCGTTGAACAGATTTACGAATTTTTTGAACGTGAATAAAATGTTGAATGTGGTTTTTAAGTTTGGTTAACATATGAATTCCTCCTATTTGTACAAGTAACGTCATCAACTTGTCTATACCTTATTATGACATATAAAAACGTCCTAGGATATAGGACGTTTGAACCATTTATTGATTTGATAGTTGGTATTCTCGGAAATCCTCAAGACTTAATAAACAGGCTTCCGGAGGGAATCCTCGTTTCCATCGGTTCCAATACGTTGTATGTTCAATTCCATTCTTTAAAGCGATGTTTTTATAGGTGCTCCAGCCGGAAGAAACGGGTTTGCGGATCGGTTGGGTGATCGCTCTTTCGACGTTCCAACCTAATCTGTTAATGCGTTCGTAAGCGGTGCGATAAGGGATGTGGTTCGTTTGCATGATGTCCTGTTGTTCGGGTGTGAAGGTGTAAGAGTTAATCATTGTCAAGTTCCTTTCTTAATGAAGTTTCTAAACGGTCTACACGTAAACGCAAAAGAGGCAATAAATCGAGTGCTAGACGATGATCCCCGTCTACGATCTCTTTTGAAATGAGATTTAAGACATACTCGATTTCTTCTTTTGTGTTGAATGATGAAAGGGTTGGTAAAGTAAAGTGTTGGACGGTGTCGGTGTCGATGTAGATTAAAGGTTGTGTTTCGTTTTTACCGTATTGAATGTTAATAAAATTTTTGCGGTTTTCCATTGTGTCCTCAAATACTTCATAATCGGTAGTAACGTTGATTCCGTTAGGTAATTTGATGACTGATTTATTGTTGTTTGTTAAACCGACTAAAACACCGTAATTTATACCATCGCCGTTCGTAAAGATAACAGGTTGACCAAGTAAATGTTTTTTCATTTGTATACCCCTTTCAAGTGTGATGGATCAGTGTTTGGACGATCTAACCAGTAGACGAAATCAATGCAGGCGAGTTGTTCGTAGGCGGAAAGTGATGGATTGAAACGGAAGAATAGATCAATGATGTCTTCTTTTAGTTCGTTGTTGGTGAAATTTTCCGCTCCATCACGGTAGAAAAGATGTGTTGCATGATCGTAAAATGATTCTGAAACCGATGGTGTCCATTCTGTTTTACGTAATTGAAAAGCGGTGTTTTCATCAAGTTTAAGGGTGTATGTGCCGTCGTAGCGAGTGGATAGGATGTAGACGTTTGAATCTTGTAGGTCGAGCATTTGGAAATATCCAAGGACTTCAATTGGTGAAGCGAGAGATTGGATGATTTCGGGTGTGACTTCATAGGTTAACATGTGAATCCTCCTTTAGCCTGTCTCTTCAGAACCGGTAGGCTAAATCCGGTTGACCGTCGGAAAGACGGTTTCGACTTATAAAGATAGTGAATTAGAATGACCTTTTTTATCATAGTTTAATCGTTTTGTATTTGATATTATTTCTTTGTTTCTTTTTATTGAAATTTTTAAAAGTTTTATTGATGGTTTTAAAGATATGTTATTACAAGTTTTTAATAGAATAATTGCTAATTCGTAGTTTTTAATATTTGATTCTCTGTTTTCTATGTCTTTTTTATACCATTCGCTTGAATACTTTTCATGTGGATTGTTCATGTTAAAAACCTCCTAATTTTTGATGGGCGTGCGGTATTATCAATTTTGTCTATACTTTATTATTACATATAATAGGTTGATGGAATATAGGTCTTTTTACCTGTTTGATTGTGTGAGTGATAGGATAGACGTCTGACGACTTTTGTATAATATTAAAATGTTAATTTGTATAATAGTATACAATGTGAAGTATATAATGTAAATGGGGAAAA